CTCATTTGCGGGGTCTGCAGGTTCTATGGTTATTTTATTAACTAATAGATTTGGCATGTATCTTTGGATAGAATCCCTAATGTCAGCTTCGATAGCACTAAATGTTAGTCCATCGAAAGGTTCGAACACAAATTCATAAAGTCTTGTTCCAAAATCAGGAAGATAATATCTCGAACCTTTTCTTGTTAACAATAGATGAACTAAATCCGCTCTAACCTCTTGTCTTTGAAACTCGGTTAGTTGTAAATAATCACCTCGTGTTGAATCCTGAAATGGGAAATTTATACCATATGTAGTTCCATCTGCCATATGAGATAAATATACTTGGATTATTTTTTTCTTAAATAGATATTTCCTTTTTGAGCCTTAGGTTCAAACGGACAATGCCTGCACCCATTCCCACAACAATATCCTCTCTCTACATGATATTCCTCAGTGAATACCGTTCTACCATTTTCTTCATAAAAATGAGAAGGGAGAAGTTTTGGCTTCTCCCTTTTTATATTTTGTGATTCCATTTTATACTAATGTAATTTCACATGCTCCTCCAGCACAAGCTGCTTCACCTCTCAAATCAGTATCATCATCCATTTCAATAATTTTGGATAAATCAACATCTTTAAGTGTTTCCATTAATTCCTCATACTTTTCTTTGGTGCAGTCTTCAAATGGTGCTTGAATATACGTTCCTCCGTCATAAGGAAGAACTGATAATCCATTATATGCTTCTTTGTTATCCCACATCCACTCACCAACTGCCGGCCACTCATGTTCTCTAATTGAGATGGTTGCCGATACGTTATGTGCGTTGTTTCCATTTCTATGACCTGGTTTAATCCACTCTTGTTGAACTTTCTTCACTCTTTCCAATAATTGAATCGGTGATTCGTTTCTTAAGATTGACCCCTCAGGTGCTTTTTGTGGAATTCCAATAACCGCTGTGTCGTGTGGTCTAAAGTATTCATCTTCAACTAATTCAGGGTGATTAGTCTTCAAGTGTGAATAAATTGCTTCATTCTTTCCAACTCTAACTCTTCTGATATAATAATCATTATGCCAAGCGTGGATACCTGAAGATGTTCCTAATGTTAAAGATGTTGTTCCCGCAGGTTTAACTGTTGTTGTTCTTGCAGAAGGATTAATCTTTATTAACTCAGCAACTCTTTTGTTTTCTTCTTTAACTACCTTAGCAGCAGATTTCATATTCAAACCTAAAACCGCACCTGAACCGATACCTGTCATTGAAATTCCAATTAACGCATCTTTTTCAGTGGTTCTTTGCCAAATTGGTCTTAGGTAGTGGAAGTCTGTGTATCCCGCCTGTAATGTTCCGATGAAAGAAGCCGCTCTAACTCTATCTTCATAATCTTCTTGAGATGCAACGTTAGATACGTTAACCTCTGTAAGGTTACAGAATTGGAATGGTCTTAATGCAATTTCACAACAAGGGTTTGTTCCCCAATCTTTATCGTTTGATAAGTAGATACCAGGTTCACCCGCTCCACTTGCTTCAATTCTCTTCCATAAATCCATGAAGTAGTCTTTGGTGATTTTGTGTCTCATTAAAACTGCTGAGTTATTAGCTCTACCTCTTTGTGGATTTGTTTCCCACCATGCCCCACTTTTACAACCAATCATTTCTTCATCAGTCGCTGAGAATAATGAGATAAGTGCCGCTCTTCTGATACCACCAGCCAATACTGCGTCTGCAATATGACAAACAATATCATGAACTTCAATTGGTCTTAGTTTTTCACCATTTTCTTTTGAATCAAGAATACCTTCCAATTTGATAAGACATTCTTTAAGTGGTTGAGCACCAGGTGCTTTACCTCCTGAAGTAACAAGTCTTGCTCCTTTAGGTCTAATGTCTGAAAAATCAAATTCAATTTTTGAACCACCGAAGAAATATGATTTAACCAAAACTTTAACAGCGTCAGCCCATCCTTCGATTGAGTCAGCAACCAACCATCTTCTTCCTCTTTCTTTATTTGGTTTTCTAATTTCAGGTAAAACATCAACGTGATGTTTCTGAACTGAATAACCTACACCTGTTCCACCCAAAAGTAAGAACATGATTTCAGAGAATACTCTCCAATCATCAATCGGTGCAAAGGCACAATTGTAAATTCTGTTAGGTGAAATTTCAATTGGTTTACCTGCGAACTGCATTGACCTCATCGAAGGTAATACCTGCTTTCTGTAAACATACATGTAATTCTCTCTAATCTCCTTTTCGATTTCTGGATACTGCTTGATGTGCATATCCATGTTTCTTGTGACAAGTTCTTGCCATGTCTCTCTTCTCTTTAGTTCTGGAATATACTTAGCGTATTTCATATACACTGTAATCTCCGATAAAATCCTGTTTGAAATGTCCATTGTTTAAATTTTAAATGTAGTTTTTTTATCAAAAAATCGTTGATTTTAATGATAAATATGTGGTCGGCATATAACTGACCATTAATTTTGATAAAAAAAATAAGTTTTTTTTGAAAAAAGTAGATATTTAATTAAGTTGTTTTTTGCTGCGCTTCTCTTTCTTTTCTTTTTTCAAGAAGCTCCTTAACTCTATCTCTTTTTCTTTCTTCTTGTTGTTCTTCAAAACCTAAGAATGTTACTGATGATTCAGTATCAATCTCTAACAATTCATTATTGAATTTACAGTTTTCAAAAACAACACCGTCCTTACCAAGACGGGATTTTGTGATAGCGATTGTCGCCAAGTTCATTTCCTTTTGCTGAAGTGTTTTTGCAACAGTGATGATTACGTGACCAACCTGAGCCTTTTTAATCGACCCACCCATTTGGTCAGTCGTTACAACTTCAGAGGAAATTGAAGACCTATTACCTTGTGTGGCAGTCCATCCAACAAGATTCAATTCGTGACACATTGCCTCGAACCCTCTCATTACAGAACCTTCGGCTTTCCATTCGTCTTTCGCACTTGATTCGGGTAGAACACAATCAATATAATCCAACAAAATTAAATCAATTTTGTTTCCGTCTGCAATCATTTTTCTAACTTGATTCTTAAGTTGATTCATGGTCATAGTATCTGACGCAAGTTTCTTAAGGACCAATTTGTTTTTCATTGTTTCTTGAATCTCGGTAATCTTAGACATAACCTCTTCTTTGTGGTTTGCAAGATTATCGGGTTCAATACCAGTCCATATCGTAAAGTGTTTTCTTTGAACAATCTTCGGGTTGTCTTCAAAAAATACTTGGAGAACGTTGTATCCCATATTGAACGCGGTATTCGCTATCTTTGTTAAGATTGTAGTCTTACCAACACCTGTTGGTGCTAAGATAACTCCAATCTCACCTTTAGCCAAACCACCCTTAAGTAGTTTGTCAATACCTGGAATACCCATTGGAATAGGATGACGATAGTCTTCATCTAACACGGTTTCTAATCCTGTAAAGATATCTGATGTTCCTTTGTCTGTTTGACCAACCTGTAAAGCTTCTCTAACTAATCCCTCGACTTTGTCATAAGATTCGAAGTCACCTTCAGTGATGATTTTCTGTGCCCTATCCATAGCCTTCTGTAACTCTTGTTGTTTACAGAATTTCAAAGCCTTCTCTTGAACAAATACTGTTCCTTCGAATGGAGCTTCTTTAACTTGTTTGAGGGTATCTAAAACAATTTTAGCAACGAGTTCCTGTGAAACCACAGACTTAACAATTTGTTCTAATGTATCAAAGTTGGGTGTTGATTCATATTTCTTGAAATATTCCTTAATCATCTGAATGATGATTTTGAAATACTTGTTATCAAAGTATGAAGATTCAATTACATCCATTATAGATGAAGAAAATTCCTTGTCCTCTATGATTTGGTTTAATAATTGTATCTGAAACTGATTGCCTAAATAATCGAAATTCTTATTCATAAATTGTAACTTACCCCTCTATATTATTAAATACTTACTTACTTAAATCAAATTCCAAATAATCGTAACTTAATTCATTGTTTGAAAAAATGTCAGTCAATTCGCGAAGAACATCTTTCAAAAATGGTCTTACGTCAACCGTATAACGAACTTTTGGCGGAAACTTTTTTCCATCAAAAATTCTCTGACAAATTGTCTGTTCTCCAACCTTTACATAAAGGTTGAAAATTTCAGGACCTTCAGTAAATGAAGTTTCCATAATCTTTGGGTCATGAATGATAGACTCTTTATTATCCATCATGTAGATAACTGTCTTCATTTTAAGATAGTAATCAAGCTCTTCTTTTAGACCTTTAATGTAT